TTCGAGCCGGGAACCGATCGGCAGCATTGCCAGATCTACTATCGTCCCCTGACCGATCACAAAATTGTTAGCCACTTACAGGATCTCCCGCGAGAAGAATATCCTGTAGTTCCCAAGTGCTAGTCGGGCAGTGTGAAGATTTCGTCTGGATCTACTTCTTTGACGATTGACTCAATGCAGAACATCCCACCAAGCGCTTCTTTTGTTGCATTAATCTCCTGCTCTGTTGGCTTGCCATGGCAAAGCTTGGCAGCGATATTAGAACCGCAGTTCGGGCAGGATTGACTGACAACGATCCACATTTGATCTACTGGCGATCGCCCTATCGGTGCATCAAGCAGTTTCGCAGCTTGCGTGATGATGTCTATCGCCTTTTGTTCGTCTGGCGATCGCGGTCGCTCCCAATACTTTTTCTCTGCTGCAACTATCTCCCTGATCTGCTCATGCATTAGCGCCTGAAGGCAGTTATTGATCACATCCCTGTCCAGGTCTACAGGGATAGCGCTTGCCAGTATTTTGTCAATGCGATCGCGAAAGTCGCTTGAGTTCATTACCGTGCCTCGTCAAAATCAACGTGCGGATAACGCGCCCTCACTTCGTCCGCAATCGGTCTGTCTACAAGTGTATTGATACGTTCTAGCGCCGATCCTTGCGGAAGGCGATCGCTTTGCCCTAAGCATCCGAATGGTTCACCATCAAAATTAACGTATGGATTCGGTCTGCTTACAAGTACATCGATACGCTCTAGCGTCGATGCGTCGCGTCGATCAACTTTATCAGGGCAGTCTTTGCCGTCGAATCCGTGCGGGTGTATGGCACAGATCAGCATATTGCCGCCGTGCGATCGCCCGTACAAGTTTTCGCATCCGGCACACCCAACAGGGATTGGCGAGATGGGAGTCTGAGGAGGGCGATCGCGGGTTTGAGGCTGCGCAGTGGTGAACCAGCAACCCCAATCGAAATTAGTGAATTCTGACATAGCGAAGGTCAGTTTGATGGTTGAGCGATCGCCGCGAAACTCTTCAAGCACTCCGTCAAGCTCAACATCCCTGATGGATATGGTGTTGATGCGATTGCCGATCCAGCGGTGCACCCGGATCGGCATAACAAACGGCAGCGGAAAAGTGATCTCAGCACGGTAGCTTACAAAGGTTAGCGCGTCGGAATGCGTGGGCTGACAGTCTCTTGTAGATCCAAATTCTAGGGCTGGCACTTCAAGCCGAGTCTCGCCATCCACCTCCAGCCGTGCGATGAGTCGAGCTTGTGTCGTTGTCAGCGGTACGGACTCACGGACATCGCCGCGCACTATTGGATCGGTAGTGTGAAAAATCTGAGGCGATCGCAGTCTAATGATCGTCCATCGCTGCACACCGCCCCGCTCTGCATCTGTTACCCGATCGGAAATCTCCTGTGCTTGTAAGTGGTAATTTCTCAACCGCTCGGTCAATCCGTCGAAGTCCATCACTCCCCCTTTGTTGATTGCAGCTCTTGAGGTAGCTGGCTCATGTCCGTGCCGTGGTCAAATCCGATTGCGTGACCACTGATATCCAGGCGATCGCAGACCAGGGTAAATTCATACTTGGCAAACCCTTCCGACTCTTCCTCTATGTAGAACTTTCCTTGCTCATTGATTTTGAGTATCTCGATATTGATCAGCGTTGCTTGACCACCTTCAATTATTATCTTTGTCACTCCGATCAGTTTTTTGCCGTCGATTGTGATGGAGGATGAGTTATTGGTGTTTAGCTTCGAGCTGGCGATCGCAATATTCATCAGTCAAAAGTCCTTATCGAGTGGCTTGGTTCGGGGGGTGCCTGATCTAGTTCAAGCTCCGCGATCGCCAGTTCCAGATCCCTCAGTCCCTGGATTGCATAGGAGAGGGTTAGCGCCGCGTCTGTGTGTGGGCAGTGAATCAGCTTCATTTGCAAAGAAGCTACTATCTCTCTCTGGCGATCGCGCAATTCTGGCAAGTCGTTCACAGCAATACCCCATCATAGGAAATTAGATCAATTGACACTTCTTTTTCTGGCAAGCAAGAGTGTACTTGCCGCTCAGCGATCGCGATGACATATGCACTGAACGAGCGATCGCCATCAGCAAACTCCAGCTTGTGCATACCGAAAAATGCGGCGCGTAGAACATCGTAGGCAGGCTGATTGAATTCAAGCAAAAGCTTGGCGGCGATCGCTGGAGGATCGGCGACTGTTTGGACATAGGATGACCGATCTTTTACGTTGACCTCAAACCCTTCAATCTGCATTACGACGCCTCAGCAAAAGTCGTGATGTCTGGAATTCTAACTGATACCTGCTCTCGGATTTGCTTGTTTTTTGCCAGTGCGACGCCGACGAAACGCGCATTGATAAACGCCAGTTCGATCGTCTCCTGAGCCGAGTTGACTTGCTCAGATTCACCCTCAGCGGGTGCGTACTGCGTGAGGTAAATCTGCCAGGTCAGACGCCGATTGACACCGTCAAGCAATGCCGTTGGTTCGCGGGATGGTGCCTTGAGGATCGTCACTTCCAACCCCGTAACAGTCCGGTCGGTGGGGAGTGGCTCCCCCGTTGAGCGAATGGCGATCGCTGGCGTCAGGTTATCGCCCTTAAGAGTGTAGGTGCCGAGCTGATCACTTAGCAAGTCGAGTAGCTTGTCACGCAATTCGGTCACGTTCATCTGATTTGTTTCCTCAACTGCGATCGCCAGTACTCTCCTAATGGTAGTTCCGCGATCGCTGTTTCGTTTGCAGGACGACCGGGGTAAACGTCTTGGGCATCAACCAAGCCAGTGAAGACGACTGAGGCATGATCCGACGACCATTCGATTACAGCTTTATTGCCCTCAATCACGACAGGCTGACGACTCTTAACCATTGTCCCCAGGTCAACTGCATCTCTCGGTGAGCCGACCACTTGACCGCTCCGCCGCTTGGTAATTCGGTCTGACCAGTCCCATTTTGGCGATCGCAGTTCCTTATCGATCTGATCAGAGTAGCCCTGTGCCGTAGATTTGAAGGCTCGATTGATCTGATTGTCCAAGGCTTTGAGTTTTGCCGGATAAAACTTAATCATTGCATGGCTCCGAGTCGGATGAATCAGGGCAAATCAGGTGTAGGTAGCCAGCGATCGCACCTGAGCGCAGGGCGAAGCAAACGTTTTTGAATCGGGACTTAATAGGGCGATCGCAAGCCATGCAACGATTGACGGGCGCTTGATTGCGTCCGTTTAGAATCCAGTCGCCGTGTGATCCAAAATCACTCACCTGTTGCGTACGCCCTCGCGCCTCTCGTTTCTCTCCTGTGCTGACTGAGCAAGCCCCTGATGAAGCTATTGTTCTCGGTGCCGTGCCGAATGCGATCGCACGGTATTCCCGCACGATCCAGTACTACTTGTTTCGACAGTCTTGCACCCTCGCTCACCAACTCATTGAATGCAGTGGCGATCGCGTCTTTGACCTCTTGAGATTGACTATAGTAGCCACGTCTGAACAGGCAGGGAAACTGGCTATTAAATTCCTCCAGCATCGCCCTGGCTTGCTTGGGATAGCCAGCATCAGAGAACAAATAGCCAGAGGATAATCCTGCCTTTTGCAGTACTGTCATTGCAGGAAGATAGCGATCGCCCCTCTCCATTTTGAGCGCTTCAAATGCTGCAACGAAATTCTCAAAGCATTGCCGCCAGTATGCCGAACGGTCAGGAGTTTTACGGGCGATCGCCTCATTCTTGACCCTTGGCTTAGCCTGTTTGATCGGTGCCACTTCGGTCTGCTGAAGTGCCTGAATAGTTTTTGGTGAGTGCCCGTAACTGGGCAAGCGTTGCTTTGACCACTGCGATCGCCGTTCTTGCACTTGTTGTAGATGACGGCGATCGCTCTCTGCCTTTGACTCTAAAAACGGAATATTGCCCATGCTGCTGTTCTCGCATTTTGCAAATCTGTCCTTATTGTCTACGATGTCTGAACTGACGCAAATACCCTATGATATTTATCAGGTGCTAGAGATCGCCTCGGTGCTGTTCTCTCTAGTGCCCACCCCTGATATGCAGAATATCGACCTTCCTTACCCTCCGAGATGTGACGGAGGGTTATTTTTTGGCTTGAAACCAACCCTCGATCGCCGTTCCAGTTTCGGGCACTAATATCTCCCCAATGCCACCTGAGCCAAATTTCGGGTTAATCGAATCCAGATAGAAAAACCCTTTGTCACCACTCAGATCCATCTCTGCCCAGTCGCCTCTCTTAACCCCAAGGGGCAGGATCATTGGGCTGACGCAATAGCCCTCGTAGTAGGTCGCAGACTCGTCAATCGAATCGTTGCGAACAATCGTCTTTTGCTTGCCTAAATTACGCTTGAGAAATGCCCTGACTCGCCTGGGGCTAGTTGCTGAAATTACGTTGCCCAGGTCATCTTCTGTCGTGTCGGAGCTGGGCACGTCGAAGATCAAAGTTGCATTATCAGCGATGCCTAAGAATGGACTACTAACCACTGATATCCTCCCTGATCTGTGCGATCGCCAGTTGAAACCATGCCTGCAACTCCGGCGTAAAAAACTGCTGAGAGACGGCAAAGATCCAGCGTGAGTCTTCCTCCGAACTGTCGCCACGAGCGATCGCCCGGATCACATCAGTCAACAGGTCAATGCTTTTTCGATGGACTGCGATCGCCATCAACAGGGCTAACGACCCTGCATTAATTCCAATATCCAAATCAGCTTCGAGCAAGGTAGGCACTGCCAACACCCCCCGAACCGGATGGAATTTGAACATGAAGAATTGCGGACAGTTCAGCAATATATTCCTGCTTGAGTTCATCAATGCCGATGCCCCTCTGGGATGATTCCCACTCCAAGACATCCGCCTTGACTAATGCTCGATTGTCGGAGCGGTTGAATGTTTCGCGATCGCTCCGGTTGGTGTCCAGCCTGTCTAGGATGTCCTGAGCAGTGGCGATCGCTTCTGGCAGGTCAACCTCTACCCTCGCCATTGATGATCGGAGGATATCCAGATAGGCTTTTTCGGCTGGCACTTGAAGCGCTCTCCGAATTCGTTCCAGGTCACTTGGGACAGATGTTGTGTTCCAGGGCATATAAGTAGGCGATCGCTTTCCTTAAATATGGCATTTATTTTTGATTGGCGATCGCCTTTATGTCTTATACAGATCCTCGCCAGGTTGCACCTACTCTTGCCGTCGCCCCTTCCTCTCCACCCCTCGGAGGGTAGCTAAATGTAGTTGCCTCGCCTGCTTCCAGGCTTGTGTCATCGACATAAAATGATCCGGAATCAATTAGACTGCCAGAAGCATCCATGATTTCATACTGGATTTGTACGTCTGTCACGGATTCTCCCGTGTTATTTACCACTCGCCCGGTGAGCCAGCCATCCGAATCGAAGCGCCAGTCATAGACCGTAACTTCGGCGATCGGTGCAGGTGGAGTATCTTGGGCTGTGCTGACACTGCCAACACTTCTAATCGCCCCTTCCCAATTCAAGCTAGATTCTTGAGCCGCTGCTTCTCCTGTCGAAATCGGCATCCCTGCAACACATCCAGGAAATTGAGCAACCCCTTGCTGATAAGCAAGGATAGGATTGCGAATAGCTAAGTAGTAAGCTCTCTCACTAGTGCTAATGCTTTCCGATCCTGCCAGTGCCAGCGCTAAGCTTTGGGCTTCATTCCACTGCTCAGAACATATTGATTGAAATAGCTGCGATCGCATTTGCTCAATAGGCTCATTTGCCGATGCAGCATTGCACATTAAAGGCGTGGCAGTAGCAGCGGCAAGAATACCCAAAATTAAATTCTTCATGATTTCACCTGCGTGGGCTGAATGAATAGCGACTGTTTTCTAGGTTCGCTCAACAGGGGACGGGCACGACTTTTTCTTCCTTATCATATTGCCCAGAAAACAAATTTGACCCCCAGAACAAATCTGTTCTGGGGGTCTTTAAACAAGCGATCGCCTTTGGTCAAAGATCAGACTTCCTGGCAGACCTCCTTTAGGTATTTGCCGCTGACGGTAGACAGCGGATCTTCATCAACCGTCAGAGCAGCTTTGATGCTTTTGCCGTAGCAATCATCAATCACATACTCCCATCCATAATCTGACCAGCCGCTACGAAGGGCAGTGAGAGGGGAGGTGTACTGAAGTCCCACAATCGTGACAACGCGATCGCCGTACATTGCTTGCTGGAACAACCCAAATCTTGGCTGGGGAACATCGGCGGGGATTGAACCAATTAAGTTTGTCATTAGTTCAAACTCTCCATTACGCTTTGGATTGCATTGTCGAGAAGGACGATTTCAGATTGGTGATAAACGTTAACCATGCATTCCGTTCCGCCGATCATCACCCGCTCTTTAAGCGGAGGAATGCCGTAGCGCTCTTTATACAGCTTTGCAGCGCGTTGACCAATCACAATCAGCTCTCGGTTATTTGGGCGATAACCCATGGCTGACGCACGGTTTGAAATGGTCAGGCGAGGTGTGTGATAAGCAGGCATCCGCACCGCTGGCAGAGGGACACCACCCGAAGGGGGCAGTTGTTGTTGTACAGGTTTTGTCACCCCTTCGATCAATTCGCTCAGCAGCTTTGCTTTCAAAATCTCACGCTGATCTTGGTCAAAACCACCCAGGTATTCGCCAAGGGCGATCGCTTCTCTCAAAAACGCCAACCGAGGATCTCCAGAAATCAAACCAGGAATGGCGATCGGTTCTAGGGGTTTGGGTTGCTCTGGTTCGGGGGGTGGTGCGGTCGGGGCGATCGGTTCTTCTGCTTTGTCGAGTAAACTGGTTCGGACTTGTTCAGCAACCAGGGAATCTTGCAGTAGCATCCCCAGTCGAAGCGAGGCGCGGGGAGTCCAGATGCTTAGATTAGTGACGTTGTTGGCAATTACTAGTCTTGCGATCGCCTTACTGTCCTCTTCCTGCAAGGTTTTCAGGTCATCTGGGCAAGAGGCGTTTGACAGCATGTCAGACGCCTCTTGCCCCCATTTCCGCAAGGCTCTCAGCTCATCTCCCTTGATTGTCCGCAAACCATCAGACTCAAGCTCTGCGCGGTGGCGACGAGCCACCTGATGAACAACATTTTCCGTAACTTCGTAGAACTCCGCTATCTGCTCTGTCGTGGCTATACCTTGTTTTTTCCAGGCAAAGAAACACAGAGCTTTGGCTTTGTTCAGTGCTGCGATCGCACTCTCGTCTGGCATTGCCGACAATTGTAAATCACGGGCTGTTTTCGACTCCACGAGAACGGAGTCAGCGATAATAGACATAAGTTGCTCCTCTTAATGGGTGGGCAGTGTGCGGGGCGATCGCTATCTCTGGCTGGAGGGGCGATCGCTTTTGCTTTGAAAAGTCGAAACTTACTGACCCCTGGCATCTAGCCAAGATTCAATAATTTCCCTAGCTAGCTCAGTAGGACGCTTCCCTGCTTCGTTAGCAGCCTCAATAAAAACCTGATAGTGGGACTTGTGTAATCGCAGCCCAACAGTTTTTGGGTGCAAAGAGTCAGGGGACTCTACAAACTTACCTTCCTTGTTCCGTTCGATCACTTCAGTTGTTACATACATGTGCTTCCTCAGAATGTTATCTTGTCATCCACTGTAACCCATTGATTATCCACCGTCAACTATTGACATCCATCGCTAGCAACGGTAGTCTTATAGAAGGTCAAGCAACGACCAGAGCCAACGATCGCAGAAGACTCCAGTTAAGACACTTCACTCCCGGTCGGATCACCTGGCGCTCTGCTTGACCCACCCAACACAAAAGCCGCTCCCCCCGACTGGAAATCTAAGGAACGGCTCTTGCAATCCAACCCTTAATTAAAAGGATTTCTCCCATGGTAACTCAAGAGCAGATCACAGAAGCGATCGCCCGTTACAACCTAAAGCCAACGACACAATTCACAGCAGAGCAATTAGCGATTAAGCACCTCACCTATCAGGGGAACCGCAAGTTTGAGAGATCGGCGTCCAGTTATAAGCCTGGGCGATCGCACTCACACTCAGACGGCAATTCACCCTGGTAGATGCGTGTGGGGGCTAAGCCCCCACTTGAGGCAAATAGATGATTGAAGAGCTTTTATCGCAATGCTCTGTGTTTCGGTTTGTTCTTGATGGTGAGACAGCAGCGGTGATTGATTGTCCATCAATGGCGATCGCTAAGAAGTTAGCGATTAACTACAAAACACTGCTTTCACATCTGCACGCATTCAGAACAATCCGCATCCTCTTGCTGGGCAGAGACTTGTATCCAATACTCAGTAACCCATCATGAAACCTGCTTACATCAGTGACTATAGCGACACCAAGGTAAAACCCGTTCGGTGGATAGTGCAGCTACGATCCACCGTTGATCCTGGATTGTTTCGGTTGGTCGATCTAGTGACAACCAAACCAAGCTTTCAGGATGCGACTGATTTGATTTTCGATCGCCTTGGCTATGAATGGGCGATCGCAGGGTGCCGAAAGCCGGAAGACAACTGCGATTTTTAATCCCCTTGGCAGTCGGGTTGAGGACTGCCACCCCCCCATGAAGCACTCCATCTCGAAATCGAATGACCAAGTGATTCTCAGGATTTGGGAACCCGCACTAAAGATAGGCGATCGCACAATGCCAGTATTGTACAAAGCTCGGTACGTACTGCGAAGTGAAGGAGAAGCGATCGCGCAGCTGGCACTACACAAACGATTGAATCAACTGAATCAACATGAAGTTATCAGAAATTAGCCATCAACTAAAAGATTGGTTTCCCGCGTCAGACCACAAAAAAAGAAAAGTTCCAGGGGGGAAAGAATGGTGGTATGTCCCTTGGCAACTTATCAGACAGAGACTGGATCGGGTCTGCCCCGATGAGTGGACGGTCGAATACGGACAGCCATACTATCTTGGTGACTTGTGCCACATCAGTTGCCGTCTGACAATCTGCGGCATAGCAAGAGAGGGTGTTGGCAGCGCAAAGCTGGAACTGATCAGCAATGAGGGCAACGACATGGCACGGGGAAACCCAATCGAAAGAGCCGTTGCAGATGCGTTCAAGAATGCTGCCGAGCAGTTTGGCATTGCTGGCTATTTGGACGAACAAACCGACGACAAGACCAAAAAAGCGTTTATCAAATATATGCTTCAGGCGGGCGACGCCCGCCCAGCGGTGCAGCTACAAAACAAGATGCGGGCAGAGGCAGGTTTACCCGTTCGACCGAAGGCAGTTGACCCATTGCCCGAAAGCTTTCCTGGCAATCTGGAACGATTCAGGGCGTTAACCAACCTGCTCCAGGTTCCGAAGATGAAGCGGGATGAGTTGATCAAGAGCGCGATCGCATCTCGGTTTCCCGGTCTAAAATCAACCCAGCTTGCACCGCTGCAAGCACAGAAAGTAATCAGTCAGATATTGATCAACTACGGTGCTCTATCCGTTGGGGAAACGGAAGCAGAATTGCTGTACCACACAGCGATCGCTTCTGATCCAAAATTTGAATCGGCTGATGATGAAAGTCTGGCGATCGCATGGTTGGGCTGTTTATCAAAGTTAAAAAGAGAGGCGTAAAACGATGAAAACCTTCATCAATCAAGATACTGACGAGGCAATGACGAACTTTGAGAGGAGACAGAAATACCCATCGGGCAAGTGTCCTCTATGCAACGCTCAGGACTGGAGGGCGGGATATGACCCCGAGGAAGGTGTTTATTTTGTTGAATGCGGCGACTGCGAAACCCAATTCCCGGAGGATGAATAACCGTGAAGCTTGACTACCGGAAGACCGCAAAAAACTACTTGAAGCAAACTAACAGTGTCCATAGCGCGGCGTTTGTCGAAGTCTCCAAAAGCGACTATCCAGGCTATGATTCGAGCCACTTAAACACCTGGCGAAACAATCGCTTTTTGGTGCAGGCATTTTTAGAGCCAACTGGCTATATCCGGCTTTCGGTAAACCGCACAGACGTGAAGGGCTTCGGAAAAAACAACTCTCCGGTCTGGAAGGATGGAATCACTTGGGACGAACTTCAGGAGATTAAAAACCAGCTAGGGTTTGAGGATAAATGGGCTGTTGAGTGCTATCCACCGCCCAATCACGTTCAGAACGTCTCGAACATGAGACACCTGTGGATACTGCCAGAACCCCCTACGTTTGGCTGGAGGAACCACAGCGATCGCCAGCCCTGAGCGATCGCCAGCCGCCAACCATGGCGGTTTTTTCATGGGGAACTCTGGGGCATGAAACAAGCCAAGCCCCCCAGCGCTGACAAGAGCCTCCCCTGTTTTCTGCATCCCCTCTACCTGCGGGTGTGGAACGACTTGCAACTAGTTCAGGATGTCTGGGATGAGCTTAAAGGTTGCAAGGCAAAATATTTGCCTCAAGAGGAAGCGGAGCCGCCCAAGGCTTATGAGAATCGGTTGGGGCGATCGCAGTTCGATTCCAGGTTTGCACCAGCGATCAAGGCTCACGCAGGATTGCTCTCAGACTTCACTCTGTCCGACGATGTCGCCGAATCGATCAAGCTAAATCAGAGCAATATTGACCAGCAGGGAAACGACCTAGAAACATTCCTAGCCGAACTGGATGAGATGGTTCTTAGGGATGGAGCCGCCGCGATCCATGTCGAATTTCCACCATTGCCAACCGACGTAGACGGCAATGAGATTCTGATCACCGCAGCCGATGAAGCGGCTTTAGAGTTGCGCCCCTATTTCGTGGCGATCGATCGCCGGAATATCCTCAACTGGGACGTTGAATTTGTCAGAGGCAAGCCCCGGATCAATCAGGTCACGATCCAAGAGACGCACCTGATCAAGGATGGAGACTTTGGGGTGGAAAGCAAAACCTATTATCGAGTGTTGCGCCCTGGCAGTTTTGATGTTTTCGAGATTGTTGAATACGAGGGCAAGTGGCTTAGAAAATCGGTGCCCGAATTGTCTGGCACAACCAATCTGGATGCAGTGCCCTTGGTTTGGTATTCGATCTCTGAGAGCAAAGTCTTCCAAGCGAACCCGCCGTTTCTGAATCTGGCACGGCTCAACATTGAACATCTCCAAAAACGCAGCTCCCTTAATGAGGTGCTTCACAAATGCAATTTGCCTGTCCCGGTCAGGAAAGGATTGATCCGCACAATCGCCGATCTGCTCA